AGTTAGAATACCTTAAGTATTAGAGCGTAAAGAAGCATGGGTGGCGGAGGAGGTCCCAGAGACAATTCAGCAGAAGTTGCAAAACAGCAACGCAAAGTTGCAGAACAACAGCTGAAGTTTGATAAACAAGAAGCTAGACGTCAGGCTGCGCGACAAGCCGAGCTTGATGCATGGCAGCGTACTGTTGACGACCGCCGTTACCAGCTAGATCTTAAGGCCGATGCCCGTGCCAATCAGGCATTAGCCTTTGAGCAGTCGATGGGTCAGCAGATGCTGGCGTATCAACAATCTCGTGATGCTCAACTGTTTGGCCTGCAACAACAAGAACTTCAATACGCAGAAGCAGATCGAGAGTTCTATCGCCAGCGTTCTACTCGAGAAGAAGATCGTATTGTCGCCAAAGAGCAAGCTGCTGCACAAAAAGAGGCAAGCCGTCTTGCTGCTGGCGCCGCTGGTTACGATCCTTATAAACAGAGCTTAGAGCAGCAACTCCGTAGCGGCATTATTGGTTTCGGTGAAGCTCAGCAATACCTGCGTGATTACACTACGCAATATGAGCTGTATGGCAAAGAGGGAGAAGCTTCTCAGTTTGCAAAACTCTATAGCGAAGAGATCGCTCCCGGCCGCTTCCAGACTGGACTTGGTGCTGCATATGAAGAGATCCTTGGCCGCCAAGCAACAGAAGAAGAGAAGACTAAAGGGCTCGAACGTTTTAAGGGTGGTTACTACCAATCCGTCGCTGACCTGAAAGAGTCTCTTTACAAAGGTCAGGAATACCAGAAAAAGTTCAATAAGAGCTATCTGGATTCTTATTACGACACCATGTTTGGTGAAGAGCTTAAAGACGCAGAGGGCGTTGGTACTGGCAAGCGCACCTTTACCTTTGATAAGAATCTTCTGCCGACTTACGCAGGAGACCTCAAGGGTGGCACCAAGGTTGAACTTCCTGCGTTCGGTGAGGGCTTCACTGGCACTCCTGCTGAGATTGAGCAACAGCTTCAGAACATTCGAGATTCTCGGCAATTCCTCTACAGTGCTGGCCTGACTAACCTGCAAGGTGAAATTGACAAAGAGACTCAGAAGCTGAAGAATGAAGGCGCTAAAGAGGTACAGAAGATTGCCGCACAGGGCGACATTTATAAATCTCTTGTTGGCGCATTTAGTTTCTAAAGATCTATCTCTTATAATTACTTCAGTAGTCATTTAAAGAATCATGACTGTCGCAGGTAACACCACCGACGATTATTTTGATATCACGAAGTTCGAAGAGCTTCTGAATCGCCTTGAATCCTCCAAGCAACGTCAGCAGCGCCAAAAGAGCGTTGAAGGCCGTCGCGACATCTTTGCTACCGGTCTTGCCGGTATGATGGGCAACTTCTGATCTGAGTTAGTAGAATGACCGCAACTCCAACCAGTATCACTGATACTTACAACACTGATGACTGGTTTGACCTGGACAAATACCGCCAGGCAGCTGGAGTAGCTTACGAATTCTCGAAGAAGAAGTTGGAGGACACCGGTGCTCAAGAACGAGAAACCATCGGTAAAGGAGCAGAAGAGCAGCGAACTTCCGCAGAGCAAGGCCAGCGATTCCGCCAGGAAGACGAGGCCCGCGATTACGGACAGGCGCAACGAGCTTATCGATATTGAGGTCTTCGACCAATGGGTCGATAATCTTGATTCCTCCACTCAAGAATCGTTTTGCTCCTTCGCAGCTGATAACAACTCAGTGATCGAGTGCTTCTTGTATGCCCGTTTCCTTGGGTATACAGGGAGCATTGTTGCGTGCGATCTTTGGGTCAACAGTAAATATAAAAAGCCTGATCACCGCAAGACTCTTCTTTTTGAAATTGAAGAGATGCAGGAAGACATTCGTAAACTACGGGAAGCCGTAGAGATGGGTGTCGTCAAGCGTGATGCTGGTGTTGCACGTATCGCATCCATGCAAAAAGAATTGCGTGGTGCCATTGCTCAGATTGAACAGTTCACCGCAACGCGAGACCGTAAAGGTTTGTTAATGGCTGGAGCTGATCGGGCTGTTCGTGAACTCTTATTTGTTTTCAAGGATGATCCGATCGAAATTCCCTTGAACGAAGCCTCAATGAGTGTTTGGGCTAGAATGCAACTAGAGGAATAGTTGGTAAAAATTTTAAAATAATGTCTTTTCAATCTCTTGGACAGTTATCAAACCTTGGGTCTTGGCTCGGATCCGTTGGCAATTCTTCTGAAGATTCTGCGTTTGTAGGTCCGCTACAGCCAAACGGTTCTTCGTCCATTCAGCAACAACCTTCCGAAGATGATTATTTTAATGTTGCAAAATTCGAAGAGCTTCTGAATCGTCTTGAAGGTTCTAAGCAGCGTCAGCAACGTCAAAAGAGCGTTGAAGGTCGTCGCGATATTTATGCTACCGGTCTTGCCGGTATGATGGGCAACTTCTGATGAGCAAAGTTTTAATAAGTGTGTGAGCTAGAATGCAACCAGAGGAATAGGCTTAAGTCCTTTAAAATAGTTTTAACGCAAAAAGAAAAATGGGCGCTGAAACGCAAAATCAACAATTAGCGGGTAATTCAGCTGCCCGTGCCAGGATGTCAGAGAGCCTTAAGGCAGCCCGCCGGGGTGAGAGTAGCCCGATGCAACGTGCTGCAGAAGGCCGCGCTCGCCGCCGTAGCGCCTTGTCTGGCGGCGGTGGTACCCCTGAAGCCCCTGGTGTGGTAGAAGCCCTTGCTGAACGCTTCCAAGAACAAAGCGGTCCTCAAGTTGGCGCAGCTTCTATGTTCCCGGGTGAGCGCCCTGGTATGCAAGACGCACCGAAACCCCCTGGCTTTGAAGAAGCTTTTTATCGTCGCGGTGAAGTGACCCGCGAACGTGATCGCACTGGTCGTCGTGAGGAAATCTTCCGTAATTTCCAGCGGGCCGCAGGCAGAGGTAGCAGTGCCGAGGTTGCCCCTGGTGGCGCGGTTGAGCGTGGTGTGGGGATCTTTGGCACTCCTTTTGGCGGAGCAGGTCAGCCCCGCTCTGGCATTGCCTTTGGTCCTGGCCGCGCCAATCGCATGCCTGAGCCTGGAACCCCTGAGTACCAACAGCTGGTAGCCCGTATGCGTGGAATGGGCAGCTGATATGGCAAAAGGTAAAATGCCTCCCCAGCTCCTGGAACACTTCAAAAAGAAGGAAGCCAAGAAAGAAGATGGCTCCGAAATGAATGACAAAGAGAAGCGCAAGGCGGCTCTTGACAAGGCTCGCAAGTACCAAGAGCAGAAGAAAGCAAGAAAAGGAGAAAAGTAATGGGCGGTGGATCGCAGCCAATGCCAATGGCTGGTAAAGCCATGAACGAAGAGTTCTTTACTCGTTTTGCTCAGCAGCGTCAGCAAAAAAATTTGATGCGTCAACAGCAAAATGATGAGATGTTTGCCACTCTTCAGAAATCAGGCCAACGTCCTTACGATCCCTACAAATCTCCTTATGAAGTCGATATGCCTAGCTATCGAGACTTCTTTGCTTAAAAGCATGCGGTAGTATTTTATTAATACTACAAAAAGAATAACGTGCCTTCTTACGTTCATCTTGCGTATCGCCGTAACGCTAAGGCTGCCGCACGTAATTTCCAGGTCAAAGAAAACAAGAACGAACACCTCCTGGAAAAAGCCAGAGAGGACTTTGGTTATTTTTGTGAGTACGTCGCTGATAAACCCCCCGCTCAACACCACAAGGATTGGCACCGTCACTTCATTACCGACGAAGACAGCAATTGCCTGATCAAGATTGCTGGCCCCAATATAGATCTACTTGCCCCACGGGGTTCAGCGAAGTCCACAGTGTTAGGCCTACTCACCGCCTGGGCTATTGGCATCCACACTGCAGCAAAGATGCCACTGCAGATCCTGTATCTCTCCTACACCGTTGATATTGCACGTTCTAAGTCGGCAACCATTAAACGCATCATTGAAAGCAAGCGGTACCAGGAGGTCTTCCCAACAGTTCGCCTGCTCAAGAACGTCACCAGCAATGAGTACTGGTCAATTGATCACAAGTTTGCAGGCATTGATACCACTGGTGAAGAACAGTTCACACTTTGCGCAGCTGGTCTCAAGGGCTCGGTGACCTCGAAGCGTTCACACCTCGTCATGATTGATGACGCTATCAAGTCAGCAGCGGACATCTCAAACCCTGACATCCGAAAGCAGATGCAGGACAACTGGAACGCTGTGATTGCACCAACGATGTTTGAAGGAGCCAGGGCCATCTGCCTTGGAACCCGCTTCCGACATGATGACATTCATTCCACAACGTTTAACGAGCAGAACAACTGGGTACAGATTGTCCTCTCTGCAATCCAAAATGATCCCAAAACAGGAGAAGAGGAATCTTATTGGCCTGAAATGTGGTCGCTTGATTACCTGAAGGAAAAGAAACGACAAGCACCAATTGCTTTCTCGTTCCAGTACATGAATCAAGTGGTCAGGCAGAATGAACTGTCCTTGGCACCAGAGTTAATTGTGAAAGCTGAGATCTCAACAGAGTTCGACGCCCTGGGCATGGGAGTTGACCTATCCGCTGGCGTTAAGGAGAAGAATGATTACACGGTTATGGTGCTGGGCGGACGCATTGGAGATCGGATTCATATCATTGATTACCGCCGTATCAGGGTGATGGGCAACCTAGAGAAACTCGACGCCATGAAAGAGCTTCTCAATGACTGGTCCATCTTAGGACGAGATGATAATGGCAATTACTTTCCGACCTACTCAACGTGTGATATTTGGTCAGAAGCCGTTCAGTACCAGGCTTCTCTCGAAGCAGACTTCAAACGGGTTTGCCTCAATAACGAAAGTCTCTACAACTTGATTTGGCACCCAGTCAAGGGCTTCCGTGCAGATAAGCTGGCACGTTTCCGTGGAATTATTGGCATGTTTGAAGACCGTAAAATCATCTTCAACAGGTACCGGAACTTCACAAATCTCTTCGAGGAACTCACGAACTTCGGTGTCAGTAGCCATGATGACTGTGTTGACGCGTTGGTCTGGTTGGTGACTGGACTAGGAAGAAAAGGTCAGTTGCAACTTGATTTCTAAACTTAGAATTGTTAAAAGGCGCAACGTGACAGTGGGTCCCGAATACATAGCAATAGGCTTGACAGCTGCTGTTTCTGCATTAACAGGTGGTTCTTGGGTAGCCAATCGAATCCTTGATAGGCAGAAAGAGAAGATAGATCAAGCTTTCAGTTATATTAGTTCACAGAAAAGGCGGATTGATTGCTTGGAAGACGAAGTAAAGCAGCTGCCAATGGACTATGTGCTCAAGGTTGATTTCTTACGAGAAATCCAGGAGATGCACGAAAACTTTAGACAAATAAATAATAAGCTTGATAAGCTTATGGAAAAGCTTCTGTCAAAATGAGCTACATCCTTGAGGTCCAAGAGGACGAAAACGGAGATCAGTATATTGTTCTCCCTGACGAAGTAATCGAAGACCTCGGCTGGCAAGAAGGAGACGTGCTCAACTGGGATGTCCGTGGTGAAGGAATCGTCATTAGCAAAGTGAACGATTCTGCGGGCTATGAAGTTTTAGAAGAGTAAAATAGGAAGATTGAGACGATAAGTAGATGTTACGGACAGACGGCGGATACGGTGTTCCAGGAATGCCTGGCAATGGTGGCGCCTACATGGCAGGTAACCCCAGTTTTGATATTGGTCCTCGCAGCCCTTTTAAAGGTATGAGCAGAGAGCAGCTAGAAGAGCTTAAGCGGTTTGATGATCGCCCTCAAGATCTTCAGCAGTACTACGACAGGATGAACGCTCCCGGACCCCAGCTTCCATTTGCAGGTATTCCAGGCAGCAGCAATCTCCCCGGTGCAATTGGAAATATGGGCGGCATGCAGGTTGCACAGGGCTTTAACTTCTTAAATCCAATGTCTTGGTTCCAGGGTAAACCACAAGAAGCGATCCGCCAGGCCGAGCAAGGCAACGCACCTGAGCGGGGTTCTGGATC